CAGATAAAGATCTAATAATTCTTAATTTTACTTCAGTATTGGAATTGATCTCATATCCATAAACATAGTTGCTTCCATATAATTCAGTTTTTTCTAAAATATTTTGTGTTATTCCTGAACAATTTAAAAATTGATTTGATGTTTTGTCAGTATAAGTTACCTCTATATCACCAACAATTACTGTTCCAGAATTATCAAACCCAATTGTAGAATCTACTGTAATTACATTTGAACCTGAAGTGACATCTTCAACAACGTATGTTTTTGGAGTTTCTATAAATTCTCCAAATATAGATCCCTTTGGATTTAAATTGTTAGAATATCCAGAAAATATATTAATTTTATAGTGGGTTTTATTTTTTAAGTAAAATCTATCTACACTATAAATTGATCCAGAAGCTGGTAAAATTTTTCCATTAGGACTTTCATCTTGGAGTAAAGTTTGCCCTGATAGTTTAGTAGGATCTCCTGATATCAGTTCACATACAAATGACTCACAAATAGTCCATTTATCATCAGAGGGTTTGAATGTATAATCATCTGGTTTAATTATTTGTACATCTTCACCATAAAGAACTTTGAATAAAATTTTGTATGCCTCATCTGTTCCTTTTGTTTCATAAAATGTTCTTGCTTTGCTAATGAAATTGGGAACATTTATGTCAGGATCAAATTCAATCCCTTCAAATCCTGGAAGGAATTGATATTTAATTTTATTAAAGAATTCTTTTAAGAACAGAGATGTTAAATTAGTTACGGGGGATCCAATAATATGATCACTTGCTTGAGATTCTGAAAAATTAAGATACTCTGGATTATTTTCTTGTGATAGTGAATCTATACCACTAAACCCACGAATACATCCAGTAAATTTTGGAAGATCTACTTCGTAATTATATCTACTTAATGTGCTATATCCAACTACAGAAGTAGATGCTATTCCAACTGAAGATAATACTACATAATTTCCAGAAACATTAACATCTACAATTGTAGGATTTTGTATTTGATTTCCTTGTAAATCTTCAATGTAATGCTTGAATTTAAATTCTCTTCCAATATAATCTTCTGTTATATTTGCATCATAGATGATAGCTATTGTTGATCCTACTGATACCTTAGCAGTATCTGCTATTATATTTCTATCTAATCCAGTATAAGTAATGATCTCATCATCAATTTTGAGTAGTCCATATTCATTTGGATATCCATCAACTGAATCTACAAAAATTTGATCATCAAAAAAATCTACTTCTTTTGTTAAGGATGTATTTGAATATAAATTGGTATTATCAAATGCATCTATATTTTTGTAGTCTATTAAATTTTCTGCAAGATCTACTGAAGAACCTTGAAATTCTTGAGAAATATAATACTGTTTTAAGAACTCGACAAAATTTGGATTGTCTGCTAGTATAAACTCGGGGATTTGATTACTAACAATATCTTTAATTTTAACTACTTTATTGTCTTGATTCATTTTAACTTCTTATACTTGAGTCAGAGAAATAACTTGATTCTGGAACAAATCTACTACCAGATGCATTTTCGCCAGATGAGATTAAATCCTTAACCATTGATATATTGCTGCTTCCAATATCTAATTTTAAATAAATTGATTTTTTGGCAATTACATCATTGGAATAAGGTATTGCATCTATTTGAATAATATTATTTAATTTTCGTGTAGAAGATACATTTATATTATCTATATCTATAATTCCAGTGGAATAATTGACAGTTCCAATATTACTTGTTTTTTTAACTATGGTGTTATTTTCATATGAAAATAGATATAGTGTTCCAGTGGTTAGAGTGGAATCATCTACCAAGTCACCAATGTAGAGTTCTGAAGATTCTCCAGTAATAGTAAATCCACTAGATCTAATATTTAATTCAGTGCTGTTTCTATTATCTCTTACACTAAATCTATTTTCAAAACAAATTTGATATTTTGTTGGAGTATCTAAAATTACTTCAAAATTTCTTCTTATTCTAACTTTAGTAATGTTTGATGTAATAGCAGTGCTTGTGGAATCAATAATTCCCAATACTTTACTATACTTAAATCTTCCTCCAAATTTATTTAAATCTGAAGAATTTGAATATGTGGTCAATGAAGATACTACAGAAGTTTTTAAAGAATCTGCAGATGACGTTAAGTTTGAATTATAATAAACAGTTGAATCTAATTCAACATACAGCACATTAATATCTACAAATTCTGGTCTAATTCCTGCAATGGTATACTTTTTAAGGTCATTAAGAATGAATTCCTTAGTTGATTGTGAAAGATAATCAGAATTTTTTGGTTTTACTGCAAGAAATACCTTTCCATATTGTGGAGGACTTAATTCTTCTCCACCATATGCAGTTACTGATTCAATATTTGAGTAAATTGATGGTAAAATTGCTTCATAATCATTTGCAGTCACTGCTCTTCTTTGTGCTGCATATAATCTTGGAGCATAATACCTTACAGATTCAATTGATTGGATGTCATCACCATTCTCTGAAGGGGTATTTGTTATTACAGACCCAACATTACCACTCAAGTTTGTATTATTATCTGCTATTAACTGTCCTGAGAATGTAAAATTGGATGCTCCATTGCCAGAAGGACCATTTGTAACAAGATAACTTGCTACTATTCTATTATTATTGCTTAATTTTTTGCCAAAAATGCCATCACCAAAGAAAAGTTCATATTTTTCATCAGAAACTTCTTGAATTAAGAAGATCTGAGATGTAGAATTGATTCCAACAATGTCATTTACTGAAGAATATTCTTCTGAAGTTGTATCTTGACTGTCATTATAGACATTAACTCTAATACTAGAAATGTCTATGAATGGATTTGGTAAAATATATTTTTGATTTGGTTGAGAAGTATCTACAGTAAAGATTTTAGTGAGAAGTGTTCCCTCATGAATATCAATATCTGAGAAAATTGCTTCTCCTCCAGATACTCCAACACTAATATCTTCTGGGATTGAAAAAATATAACTTGTATTATCTAAATTGCCAGTACAAACAATTCCCTTTTTTAATGTTACTTGTTTAACTTGAGAATTGATATTTGATACTATGAATGAAATATTTGCCTTTGCTGCTTTTCTTGACTGTGGAACATATCCTATATTCCTTGCCAGAGACACTACGTTCTCCCTTAAGGTGGCACTGTCTATGAATGCCTCATTTGCCACCATGTTGGTGTTGTAGGCAGTCAGATAGGTGTTATATGCTAGTATATCAATTAGTATTGATAAGTTAGATCCTTCAAAATCAAAATCCGTAAAGGTAGAGTTGGACCTCATGTAGTCCTTGATGGATGCTCTTACCTGATCAAAATCTAAATTTGTAAATTGGGTGAATGCCATTAGTACCTTGTTGGCTGTAATATGAAACTTATTGCCTGTGTAGGAACTGCTAATCCCACAATATCATATATGATACTAACATTCAATTCATTATCATCTGGAACCACTTGAAGATTAACTCTTTTTAAATTAATCCTTGGTTCAAAATTATTTAACAGTATAGTGATCTCTTCTTGCAAAGGATCAAAAAATCCTGAAGATGTTAATTCAAACAAAGAATCTTCTATATTTGAACCAAGTATAGAATTAAAAAACCTTTCGCCAATTCTAGTTCTGACTAAATTGACTACAGACTTTTTAATAGCATCTTCATTATAAATTGCAGCAACATCATTAGTTACAGGATGCCTAAGGAACGACAAGCTGATATCTTTGAATCCTCTTGATATATTCTCTAGGGGCATCCTATACCTAGTAAATAAGTTATTTTTATTTATTGTGGTTTTCCATAAATTGGTTCAGTACCATAATCCCAGTCATCATAATCCTCATCATTACGAATTTTTTCATGAAGTTCTGCCTGCTCCTTTAGATGATGATCTTTGACTTCTAATTCATCATACATGACCTCTCTAAGGTCCTTCTTGACTGGTTTGTAGTCTGTTACTAGTCTATCAGTCCCCCACATCTGATACATGTAGGAGGGGTCTCTATCTGTCTCTCTGTTAATCATTGGTTTTTCCTAATTCTATTTGAATTAGAACTTTTTATGGGGTTCCTATCCCAAAGTCTAAAATTTTATCTCTATGAAAAGTTAGGTTTTTTTGTATCCTAATATCAGAGTTTTTAAATGTCCAACAATGTCCACCATTATCTAGGAACACAACCCATTCAAGATCATGTTCCTGAGAACGATCAATTAAAAAAAATGCCCAGCCTGAACCTTTAGGGGTCAAGACTGGGATTTGAGGATTCAATTGAATCATTTATTATCTTCCTTGTCCTCTGTAGCGTTTCTTTGCGACATTACGAGAAGATGCAGATAGTTTAGTATGTTGTGAACACCCTTGACGAGTCTTCTTTGGTTTGCTCTCAATTACAACCTTACCATTAAGTGAAGGACGCTTTGCCATAATTTTTATTCCTCAGTACTTGTACATTCTACCATAAGGTCCACAGGATTGGGAACCCCTGTCTCATAATATTGTAAGGCAAGATCATCCATGATCTCAAACATTTCTTCTTCGGAAATGCCTGAATAGATTTTCCTGCCCTTACACAGAATATCAAATGATTCTGGTTTTTTCATGTCCTACTCTAATTTGTGGATGACACCAAATCTCAAAATTACATTTGCGAATAGCATCAAGACAGAATGAAACATCTTCACCACACATATCCTGAACTTCACCAGATTCAAAGACTTGCATCTGAGGTGCAAACCAAGGATACTTCATCTCAGGATGTTCAAATACACCTTTCTTAATTAGTACCCAACCAAATCCAGTATAATCAACAGTGAATGGTTTCTTTCTATTTGAGATAGTATCTACCATCTCATGATTCATAACCCCACCATTATTCTTAAAATCATCCTCTTCTAACCAGTGTGCAACTGAAGTGGTTCTACCATCTTCTGTAGCATACCAACCACAAGCAATATCTTTATCCATTGCAAAGATTGCCCAGAATGCATCAGTACTGAATACAATATCACTATCAATCCATAGTTGATAATCATACTTTAGATTACCTTGCCAAGGTAGTTGATCTGGTCCTTTGAGAACATTTGCCCCTAGTACTTTACATCTTGCAAAGTTAACCATGGAACTATAGTCCTGACTAATTTGAATACTTGCACCACATTGTACAAGATCAAAACATAGTTGAACAAAATTCTTTAAAAATGTATATGATACTCCTCGTCCAGGTAGACAAAATACAATACTCTTACCTCTAATTCTTTCCTTACACTCCTCAAGATTAAAGAGTGGTTGTTGCTGTTGCTCTTCTGGTTGTTTTGCTTTTACAGTAAATCCTTTTGCCATAAAATTTTCAAATTGTGATGTACGTACGTATCACTTCATATGATACCATGCTATTTAGTTTTGGTCAATAGAACCACCTATCTGAAAGAGAAATTGCGGTCATAAAGTCCTCAATCACTCACAATCCTCCAAGTCGTCCACCAATTCATTAAAACTCTCAAACTTGTAAATATCCACTTTCCCAGTTCTCACATCTTCTGCCAACTGATACAGATATTCTAGGAACTCTTTTGAGTATAACTCATCCCCATTGAGATCATACCAAAACCACCCCAGACACTCTGTAAGGGGGTCATCGGTCTTCAGTAGGGCATAATGCTTATAATCTCCCCTCATCAGGTCTACCCAGGTCTTAAAGGTGCCTCTGATGTTACTCCACCCAGTTACTATCTGATAGTACAAGTAATCAATTTGTGTCATCACATACCTCACAGTTTATTATTAAAAAATCTTCTATCTGAAAATCCGTTGAAAACCCTGCACAGATCATATTGTGAATATCTGTGAGAGCACCCTGGCATTGTGCCAAATCACCCTCACAAAATACCCTATCCCTTGCAATCAACCTATAGACCATTTTTTTCATCAGAAATTTTTTTATATATGTTCCATCCAAGTATCTTTGAGGTCTCCCACAGGCAAACACTAATATAACTCACCTCATCCCAAGGACTAGTCTCTGTGCCCCACACATTATTATACAATAACCTCACAGGAGTTTTTTTACCCCAGAAAATTTTTTTTAGAACTTGATATCGCTTTGTCAATTTGTCACCTCTGTAGGTTAGGGGAGTCTTGGATTTTCGCATTACCACAACAACAACACAATAATAACACAAAACAACTGCCATATTCACTATAGCACAGCACATCACATTTGTCAACCCCTGTATCACTGAGACTCACACATATCATCACTGGTTTATACTGAGTTTTCCACAAGTTAACTATACTTTTTCACAGGTTTTCCACATATATTCACTAGTTTTCCACAGGCATATTCACTGGGTTTCACTATAATCACTGTCCCTCACTGTGTTCTCACTGATTATCACTTAAGACCTGTGGAAAACTATCACTGTCAAGGGGTCATGTGCCAGTTCTGAGTGTGTCTGAGGGGTGTTGACATTTGGGGGAGTTTGTGATATACTGTGGGCCAAGATCACAACAAGTTACACCATTTCTGGACACATTTATTATAACAATAGATCACTAGAACATGAGACATTTAGAGGCATTTACTGACATTTACTGAATATAACACAATTAACACACTTTTTCCACAACTTTATCACAAACTGTGGAAAACTCATATACATTTATTTTCACATTTAATTGATTTCTGTTATACTGTGCGGAATGAACATTTCACCACAAATCTACATCAAACTTGTCCTCTAGGATATATGCTAACTCACTCACATAGGACCACTCTAACCATGCTGCTTCTTTACACATCTCAGTATCACACTGCTGAATCACTTGATTACACTTTTCTTTGTAATCTTCCATTGCACTAATGATCCTTTGTGCATCCTCATAACATAACTCAATTTGAAAAACTTTGTTGCTTTTCATCTTAACTTTTGACTTCAACATAATCAATGGAATTGATACACCAACCAGACTGACATGTGATTTCTTCAATTAGATCATCTTCATCATCTACAACCCATTGTGTACCAACATACTCACCCATTAATTCTTGTTGAACTAGATCAATATGTTCCTCTGGGATACTATCATCATCAGTGGAAAGATCAAAGGTGATTTCTGTTACTTGATACATCATTTTGCTTGAATCTTGTTAATAGCAGTGGTGATAGATGTGGTCAGGAGAATACACACATCTTGTTGGAATACTGCATACACAGGTTGTTTGGTTTGAATGTCAAAAGTGTACTTAATGGTCATTTGTTGAGTTGTATTGAATGGGTGAATTTGTAACCTGCAAGATTACCAAAGTTCTGAGTAATTGCTTTATACTCAGATGTGGCAATGATAGTCTTGAGATTGTTAGTGTTACAGTGTTGGTAAATATATTTCTTCATCAGTTGTTTTCTTCTTTGTGATGATCAAACATCATTTCATTGATCTCATCATGATTGACAAGTTCATCATCCCAGGATACACCATCTCTGGTTTCATGTTGATCACAATTTACCATGCACTTGATGAACTTTTGGTAGGGGGTTTCTTCATCAGCATTGTGATACTCTACACATGCAACTGCAGTATTATACAGAAAGGGTTGATTCTGAATCCACAGGGATACATTCCAGGTTTGATAATTTGCCCAACCATTATAGGTTTGGGTTTGGGTTTCAGTGGTTTGATTTTTCATACATGTATGATAGCATGGATTGAGGGGTTTTGGTAAATGTTTGTGCCACTTTAACTTGTGGCACATGGTATCACCCACCACCATACTCATATGCTAGAACACCAGCAGGATGTTTCACATCTTCGATGATCGTAAAGTATGCATTCTTATCGAACTCATCCTCATGACAATTGCCAAACTCAGTGATGAACAACTCACGGCACTGTTCTTTAGATTCAGCAGCAATTACACACATCCCAGAAGTATAATCAGTCAGAATGTTGTTGATGATATAAAGATTCATTCCTTTGTTGCTTTTTTGATTTTCCATACATGTATGGTAGCATGGATTTGGGGTCTGTGCTCATTTCGTGTGCCACTAGAACAAGTGGCACATCATATCATTTAGAGGTCACACATCCATGCTATCATCATAATCATTTTCCATGATGTAGGCATCAGTAGGATACTCTTCAACCACAGGAACTTGATCCTCTTGAGTATCAACTACAGCATCAAGAATCTCAAGCAATTGATTACCATCTTGTGCCTTTGCAAGCATAGACATTGCAGTAACTTTAGGCATGGAGATAGTAGCAGTCATTTGGTTAATTATGAAAAGGAAAATGCAACTTAGAAGGTTGCAGAAAATCCACCTAGAAGGAAGGATTTAGTGCAATCATCAATAGTTTTTGTTGAACACAAAACCATCATTAAATGCAAAATCATATTGCAGATTACAATTCCAGGTTGCAGACCAGTCTACAACAACAGGAGTATCATTCAGATTGATTGCATAACAATCAGACACATATTGTTCTGCAAAGTCTTCCTCACTGTCATACTGCCCATAATAGGCATCAGTGAAATCTGCAATGCAATCAATACCAAACTCATCTACAAATGCATCTACTGCATCATAAGAATAGTCTTCACCATTCTGCACATATTCTTCATAGAAGTTCAGGAAATTGTCATTTCCAAACTGTTCAATGAAGGCAATCATGTCCTCTTCATAATAGTTTTGAACTTTCAGTTCATCAATCATTTCCTGCACATTTTGAGGAATGGAGGTAGCAAGAACTTGAGTCATTTCAGTGGTTTGATTTTTCATACATGTATGATAGCATGGATTTCAGGATTTTGCAAGGAGGTTTGTGCCAGTTCTACAAGTGGCACATGATATAACTAACAGGCACCTGCCATAGGATTACCAAGTTGCGGAAGATTGACGTTGTCCTTAACAAACTCATACCCATAAGAAGCATACTCACGCAGTTGAACTTTCTTCTCAACTGTGTTAATGAACTTCTTTGAGATTGTCTCAATACCTTGCCACTCTAGAACCTTAAATGTCCAGGTTTTGGATATATCACCAAAGGGAGTTTTAACAGGATAGAATGACACAATCATTGTGCCATCCTTAGATTTTAGAGTGGGGAACTCAGTTGTGATTTGATTTTTCATACATGTATGATACCATGGATTCCAGGAAAAATCAAGTGCTATTGTGCCACTTCTACATCTGGCACATCAGTATCAATCTTGTCCATCATTTGCAGTACAATCAGATCAATTTTGTCAAGAACAGTTAGTGTAATGTTCTTGACCTTTTCTTTGCCATTGTTTTGATTGAAACTCCGCACCATAAACGATACCACACCCACAATGATTGCGGAGATAGTAGCAACATTGTAGATTAGAGTTTGAGTAAAGGTTTTAGTAAAGTTTTTCATGTTGTTTAGAAATTAACATCACACATTGATGCATGTGAAACATCATCAATGCTATCACAATCCCTAACTTTTGTTCATCACTGGTCACCATAGTCTGCCCAGAAATCATCATTATGAGAGGGACGAATGCAATGCACACCATGATCACGGATAACTTGTGCATTGAAAGGAGAATCATCAACCCAGAACTTAATGTCATCCCAGAAACGCAGAATGTCCATCAGTTGATCACCTTTACATTGTGAACCAGTGGAATCATCATCACTGTTCTTCATATAAAGTGCATCAAACTCTGGGAGATGTTGTTGCAACCACATTGCAGTTCCTTCTACATACTCATCAGGACGTGCAGTAGCAATAACTAGATCAAATCCATTAGATTTGCAGTGCTTAGCAACATCAACAACAGCATCAATGGCAGGGAATTGATCACATTCATCAAATCCAGTTTGTGAACCATGATGACACAGAGTTGCATCTAGATCAAATACAACACAGGTAAGATTGCTGATGTTGTAAATGAGTTTGGAGAAAGTTTTGTTTTTTTGCATACTGCAATGATAGCACGGATTTCAGGATTTTGCAAGCACTATTGTGCCACTTCTACAGGTGGCACATGATAACACTATTGTTGCTTAATTTGTGATAGTTGTGCATTGAGTTGCTCTGCATGAGTTTGTACAATGTTGAGACCAACATCTAGGATTTGCGCAACACCACTGAATCCAACAGTAGCAACAACTAGACCAGCAAAAAACAGTTTCATTTAGTTAATATCAAAAATGTCAAACAACTCAAATTCAGTTTTAGTGAACAGATTTTGAGGTTCTGGATAGTTGTGAACTTCCTGTTGAAGTTCTTTATACACATACATCATATTACGAAGAGCAGTCAACTGCTTCTCTGTAAGAGCATCTTCAATCATTAGAACTTGATCAAGCATGATATTATCAGTTAGGGAGAACACAAAATGTACCACACCAACCACGAACCCAGTTCAGAGTTTCACTGTAACTGGTGCGAGGTTTGGACATCACCATGCTACAATTCTTCTCAGGATTGTATGCAATAGCAACATACTTATCTTCTACTTTTTGAATCCACATTTGATTCACTTTACCTTCCTTCCAGTTGGTGTGATAGTGGTAGACTTGAGAGGTGTTTTGATTTTTCATACATGTATGATACCATGGATTTGGGGTCTGTGCTCATTTCGTGTGACACTAGTACAAGTGGCACATGGTATCACTGACCTGACCTTCTTAATGGTCTACCATTGCCCCTATTCTTTGACTTGTAGGTATCAGTTTGAGAATGGCAATTAGGACAAATAATTCTCAAATTATTTGGATTATTATTTGTATGGATACCATCAATGTGGTCTATTTCTAATGATAATGATTTTCCATTCCATTCATTAATTCCACAAACTTCACATCTATTTCCTCTATCTTCAAATAAAATTGTTTTAATATATTTCCAACCAGGAGCATTTTGATTGTTATACCAATCTTCTCTTATTTGCTTTTTTTCATAACTCTTTTGACATTTATTTGAGCAATAAATGGATGTTGACCTTGTGCATTCGCAACCACAGTTCAAACAATTAGATCTTGGTTTTTTAGGATTTGGCATCTCAACTTACAACCTACTTTAGTTATTTATACAGGTTGTAAGTTCAAAAGCCCCATGAGAGAATCGAACTCTCCTCAGCAGATTACAAATCTGCTACATCACCACAATGCTTATAGGGCAAAAAATTAGTCTTTGAGTGTATTTATGAGCATCCAAATACCAAGACCAAGAATACCAAATAGAAGGACATACTTCCAGGCAGCAATTAGAATAAATGCTGCAAATGCAAATAATGCAAACCCAACATCAAATCCTGATGATGAACCAGAACTAGATTCTTCATCATCAGAACTGTATGAGTTGTCTATAACTGCCATGATACATTTACCACCAGTCATAGACTCTGCAAATGAAACTGCATCACTGTGAGAATATGCTTCTACCCTCACAGTTTGTAACCAATTAGATGGTGTCCTTACAGTACACTTCCACTCATTCATTTGTTATTGTACTCCTGAATGTATTGCTTGAGAGTGTCAACATAATCATCAGGATTCTTGACAAAAACTTGTGTTTCACCTGAATGACAAGAAACAAGGGTTACAATTTGTTCTACTTTGCGACCAGTCATTTCCTCATACATTTTAGCATAACCTGTCTCTTGCACAAAATAACCAAGAATCTGAGATTCATACTTTGGTTTAGAAGAACTCTTGAAGTCAATGATAGACAGTTTACCATCAAACTCTGCAATGCAGTCTACACGACCAGCAATGCCTAATTGTTCAGAATACAATGCACATTCTTGATAGTGAACATTGTTAATCATATCAAGCAGGTGCTTGAATTGATTGAACAATTTTAAAGCAACTTCATAATTCTCATTGCCTTCATACTCTACAAAGTCAATGGAATTGTCCACATATTGCTCTACAATACTGTGGAACTTTGTACCATTAGTAGATGCAAACTGACTGATCTTGTTTGCAACTTCTTCACCTACACGTTGCCTCCACTCATTGATACTACGACGAGTCTGATAGGAAGTAACAGAAGTAATGGAAGGCAACAGTTTGCAATTCACACAATACTTACGAGAACCATTAACAGTTTGAGTAGGAATGTCTGCAAGTTTAGGCAGATCAAGGTGATTGAAAGGTTGAGAGATAGTCAGCATTTTGTTGTTAATAATGTTGTTGTTGGT